ACTCCACCACCACTACTTTTGTTGTTTGTGACTCCAGGATTATCTATTCCTGGCTTCTTAACATCACCACCACTGTCTTTATCTGATTCGTTCTTTACACCATTATCAGCCATTATTCCATACCCTCTGGCAAATCACCACGTGCAACAGAACCCAACACAATCGGATACAGCTGTGCTTTATCTTCTGGCAAATATGTTATGATAACTCTTGAACCAACAACTAACCCAGAAGGAACCACGCCAATGCGAGAAGTTGCAGCAGAAGTGATAGGATGCATAACCATACCCCATGGTAGATCGTCATCCTTGACCTCTTGTTCGTCATTGTTCTCTCCGTATATACGTAACTTTACACGTCCGGATTTTGTTGGATCGTCTTCAAAGTTTCTTACTTCTGCAATCTTAATCATGCCTGACCATCGCCTCCCTCTTTATAAGAAGCCTTCACAACTCTAAGAATCATTGTAGCGTTTGGTGATTGACCAGCAGGTTTAATTTTTGTTCTGATGGCAACCACTAACACTTTACCGTTAAATTGTTTCTCGCCTTGTTCTGTATCACTATTGGCTTTCTTTGGAATCTCCAAATCAATCATATCTCCTAATTTAATTTTAGGATTGAAATATGTCTCTAACTCTGCTGAATTTTGCGCAAGATGAGAAAGAAACGCACCTCTTTTTACTTTAGCTTCTGCCGTATAATGTTTTTCTTTGTTGTTTGCTTTGTCTTGTACTGTCTTGACAGGAACTTTTTTCATATACGATCCACCCTGTTTATATACAGGTTGATCAGGAAACTTAAACTCGTTTTCGTCTTTTGGGTCAACATCACATGGCTGATGGGTTGTAAGGTTAAATGTCTGTTCGTTACCTTTGATAAGAGCCCTTGGAGCAGTGAAGAACGAATCTGGTGCCTTGAACCACATAATAGAATTTTGTTTGTCTTTTTCAGAAGCATTGCCAAAGTCAAGATCTGCTCTCTGTTTTAGCTTTACACTTGACTTCTCCTGAAACAGATTCTCAAATGTAGAAAACACATATTTCTGCTCGCCATTTTTTGCCTGTTGAAAACAAACGAAACATGATGACTTGTCACTAGCAGAAACATGCTCACTATTCATTTTATGCAGAACATCTAATGGATGCTCATTATTTACTACGATTCTACGCTTACCACTGGTTTTACTCTTAATATCAACCTGTTTATCTGTTTTAAATCCATTTTTCAACACATCTTCAACAACAGTATGCGTCTGTCCATTGTAACTCTTTTGAATGTAATTACTTTGAGCGTTCAACATTTCTGGAGAAACGGAACGAATATCATATTGCTTAAAGTGACCAGCACCAACAGCTTTCTTAGAAAGGTCATCAAGATTCTTGTTCTGGAACATTTTGAACTTGAACTTACGTTCGCCAGAACCACTACTTGTTCCTCCTTGATCAGCAGGACTCAGTGAAATCTCAACGTCTTTATTATAAGCTCCGTTGATATTGTTCTTACCAAGAGCATCAGAGTGATCAATGACTCTGATTTCTGCTACTGGTCCATATGGATTGAAAATATCCTCATAGATATTCGCACCACCAAAACCTGCATTCTGGTAGTTTGTCAAATCCAAATCACCTATTTTCATACTAGATAATTTAATATCTCCAGCTGGCATTTTATACCTTCATCAAATCTTTTAGATTATCAGCCATCGTTTGTTTGAACGATGAATCGAGAACTCTGATTGTTTTGTTGTATTCGTTCTTTTCGTTTTCATAATCATAATAAGTAACACCCTCCCAATATACTTCAACAGCCTGAGGAATATTTCTTGATATCGGATAATATTGAGTGAACTCTACTATTGTATTACTTTCAGTTCCAACCATATAACTGGTATTTGAAATAATAACTGTGTTAGTTGTTGCATAAGATCCACGCATGTGCTGCAGAGCAATAGTGTTAGAAGTAGCACCCAAGAACTGACCATTTCCAGATGTAATGGGATCATAAACAATAGTTACAATTTCATCTGGCTTGAATGACTTTACTTGTTCAGGAGTAGCATTTACAGTGTATCCTGCAATTTCATTAGTTCCAGCCGACCAATTTAACTCAGATCTTTTATAACTTGTAATTGATCTTCTGTCTGAATAAACTGGCTCAAAATATACTCTTGCTTCTGGTGTTAATGCATTATATTCAGAAACACTTATTGAAGTATCAATAGCTTGCTCCCAGTTGTTTCTGAAATACTTTATCTTATTTCGAGCGAATAATATTCTTTGTTCAGATACAATATATGAACCATATTTCTTTTCTATAAATTCATTAAACTGTGTTTCATCAAGATACCACTCATAATAAGGATCAACGATCTTATTAGAGATATACATTATCCAACTTCTATAAGCATCACCATAATATCTTGTTGACAACTGATCAGCACGTTCATTTGAT